CGTGAATCAGAGAAGGGTAAACGCCCTAAAGCTTCTGACCTCAAAGAATCAGGGCAGATCGAGCAAGATGCAGATCAAATCATTTTGGCTCATCCAATTCTCAATTCAGATGATGAGCTACCAAGCGGAATTACAGAAATCATTGTTGCGAAAAACCGTCATGGCAAGCGCGGTGTAGTGCGTGTTTTAGATCGCTTAGACATTTGTCGCTTCGCAAGCATTAGAGATGAAGTGGGAGGTGCAGCGTGAGTAAAAACATTGAAATATTCAACAGAACTATGCGCTTGCTTGAGCAATTCTCAAAATCAAATAAAGCGTTAAACACCGAAGAAATAAAAAAACTTACCAACCAAACATTACGATCAGCTCAGAGAACAGCTCGCCAACTTCATGAAAGTGGATGGCTTGAATGCAAAGTTTATAACAATTGCGCTTTGTACAGAGCTAGCGATAAGACTAAGAAGCTATTTGGAGAAGCGGTATGAACCAAATCCCAACAATCACTCAAGTGAAGCAAGCACTTCACAAATTAGCTGAACAGAAGAATAGACCAAGCTATGAGGTTTGTACTGCTAAGGAAGTGAAGTACGCATTAGAGAATGGGTTAGAGCATCCACTCATTGAAGAGTTGAGACCTTTGATTCAGGAAAGAACGATTCCTCAAGACATCACTTATGACAAGAAAGTTTCACATGCAAGATTAACCAAAAAACGTGTGTACCCAACAAGAGCGCAGGAAATTGGAATTATTAGCTGGCTGAACAATTGCGGTTATTCATTGTCAAAGATTTCGAGAGTAGCTGATTGTGGTGGCTCAACTCTGTCATTGATTAGACGTGGCAAGCAGAAGTTCACGATGGATGTTTATAACAAAATCATCTATGCGCAGAAAGAATTGGGAGAGTTGGTATGAGATACGAAAAGAAATTGATCTATGGCGTAGGTATCAATGATTGGGATATTCCAGTTCGGCAAGATGGGAAAATCATAAAAGAATATTACTTATGGCGCGGTGTTTTAGAGCGTTGCTATTCAGAGTGCTTTCAAAACCGCCAACCCTCTTATAAGGGTGTGACCTGCTCAGAAGAATGGCTGACCTTATCAGCTTTTGCGAACGACATTAGACAAATGCCTAACTTTGATAAATGCCTTACCGAAGGGTGGCAGTTAGATAAGGATATTTTGTTTAAAGGGAGAAAGCACTACTCAAAGGAAACTACCTGTTTTGTACCGCCTGCAATTAACAATGTGATTTTAAAGAGTGATAGAGCAAGAGGAAATCTTTGTATAGGTGTTAGTGCAGTGAAAGGTAAGTTCCAAGCTCAATTGCGTAGAGAAAATCGAAAGAACATCACTGCTTATTTTGATACTGAGGTGAAAGCCTTTCTGTTCTACAAGAAAGAGAAAGAAAATCAAATTAAAAGATTGGCTGATCTATTTAAAGATCAATTAGATAGTAAGGTTTATCAAGCCTTGATCAACTACCAAGTCGAAATCACTGATTAGGAGATAGCCATGACGAAACATGACGCAATTAATCAGGTAAGACGTGAGGAGCAAAGCCAATGAACGCGATCAATATCGGTGATCAAGTTGAATACATAGGGAAGATCAAAGAAAACCCATTCTGGGATTTAAGCACACCATTTTATGTGAAACGTGTGTTTGATGATGAAGTGCATTTAGTTGACGAAATGGGCGATTTAGGTTGTTTCCCAGTTTCACCAAAAGACATAAGAAAAATCGCAGCAGGTCACCGCATTGACAAACCAAGTGAGTGCGAAATACTAGAATTTCCAGAAGATTACACATCCCCTAATTGCAAGAAAATTGACTTAGAGCAGGTGAAGTGATGAGAAGTGAATTTGATACGTTAGAACAATATCAAGAATCAATGAAAGAATTTAATGAAAATACGCGCATGGGATTTGAAGAATTTATTCAATCTCACGGCTCAGATAGAAACAAGCTACAACTCAGATGCACCCCTTACACAAGCAAAAAAGGAGGATACGGTTCGTTTGATTTAGATTTTGGTTTGTGTGTTTACCAACACCAACAATCCAAAGTGGATGAGCTGCAAGAAGAATTTGCAGAAGATGAGCGTTTCTTAAAAGAAAAGATTGATCAGAAAGAACAGCAAATAGTCGAGCTTAAATATCTGCAAAGCATGGATAAAGAGTTTATTCATACATTGAATAATAAAAGTGATGAACTGCAAAAGAGGGTGGATTCTTCATTGATGGCTTTTGAAAATTTGAAAGATGAAATAAATGAACTTCATGGGCAATGTGACTTACATCTAATCAAGTATCTCGAAGAAAAGGCACAAGTGTTAGAGCAAGCGCTCAATGGTGATCATGCGTAGAGCAGCAAAGATCGATGCGAATCAAACAGAGATCGTTAAAGCTTTGCGTTCAGTTGGGGCGAGTGTTCAATCGCTTGCTTCAACTGGAAATGGTTGCCCTGATCTATTGGTTGGGTTTCGTGGTGTGAATTGGTTGTTAGAAATTAAAGATGGTCAGAAAGTGAAGTCAAAAAGAAAGCTCACAGATGATCAAGTTGAGTGGCATGAATCATGGTGCGGTCAAGTGCATGTCATAGAGAGCATTGATCAAGCAATAAATTTGATTAGTAAGAATTGAGGTGACGGTATGAATGCGGCAGTAAATCACATTATGCAGAATGTAGATTGGAAAGAACGAACTTTAGAGGGTTGGTTACGTGCGTTTGGTGCATGGTGTGATGCTTGCCCAAATAATCGTTTAACTATCATCAAAACAACACCAGATAAAAAGCTCACACAAGATCAACGTGAATGGCTCCTAAACGTTTACATGAATGATGGTGAACATGTAGGGCGGTTGCCGACTGCAAAAAAATCAGGTCGCTTGATAAATGACAATGAAGCTAGAGCTTTTCAACGGCTTTGGTTGGACATCAAAGAAAACGCAAGCGAAATATTGCAAGAGTGGCTTGACCTTGTTTGGTCTAATTATGTTGAAGGCTACTCACTTCGAGAAATAGCGTTAAGACGTGGAATAAGTAAAGCATCTGTAGATCAAGACATACGTTGCGGTATTGCTTACATGCGCGGACAGGCTTCATTCATTAAAAGTGAAAGAGCAGGGTAAACACTTGACTGTCTGGACGCGTAGTGCTAAATTTGTGATAGAGTGGATTTTTTATACGTGATTCACTAGGTGATGGATTCTTACAGCATCTTTCGCCGATTCGAGATTAAAAATGCCTGAGAGTGAAATAGTCTGTAAGCCTCAAGGGTTCTCACCAAATACCTAGCAGTAACCATTGCAACATAGCATTAAGGCGAACCTAGATTTAAAAGCTCATCGAAAGGTGGGCTTTTTTGTTGTCTAAAGTTTCCTCTTTATGCCCTGCTTCGGTTGGGCTTTTTAATTTAGAGAAGTGAATAACTGATACAGTGACGCGCGCAGTATGGGATAGGCACACCCTGTTCACTTCATCTAAGTTAAAAACAGGATTGTATATGGACACAATCGAAGCGAAGAAGAATCTCAAACGCTATGAAGCGGAGATTGATAAATATCAAAACTTGTCTCGTGGATTAATGACTAGAGATGAAATGGTTGTGATTGATAAGAAGATTGCTCAATTAAAACTGTGGGCAAAGAACCTACGAAATGAACTGTATGCGTGATGCAAAGCGATTAGCTGAGATTAGAAAGTTGCCTTGTGTTGTATGCGGTAGATCACCAGTGGACGCAGCGCATAGTAATCAGTCAAGTCACGGTAAAGGCATGGGATTGAAAGCTTGTGACTCTAAAACGATTCCTTTGTGCAGAAGTCATCATGTGGAATACGACCAGTTTCAAAAGATGAATCGCTCACAGTCGATTGAATGGTTCGACAAGATGCTTGAAAAGACTGAACGGATGTTGAATTTAGACAATAACGAGATATTTTGAGGTGAGCATGAAAACAGCAGTGTTCACAATCAAAGACCACTCAGACATTGGTAAAACGATTAACTATCTGCATAACAACTACACTCAAGCTAATTTTGAGAATAAGCCGTTAGTTGTTGAGATTAGGTCTGAAACTAGAGACAGATCGAAAGCTCAAAACCGCTTATATTGGAAATGGCTTCATGAGATTCACAGAAAGACAGGCAATGACGAAGATCAATTGCACTTTGAGTTTAAGAAGAAGTTTCTAATCGGCATATTGAAGCGTGACGACAAAGATTACGCCGATATGTGTTTAGCTATATCCGCATTAAAACAAAGCGAATCTGAGCAATTTGAAGCGATTGCAAACGGTGTTATTCGAGAGACCTCTACAACTCGAATGAATACAGCACAGTTCACTACTTATTTGCAGTTAATCGAAGCATTTGCATTGAAAGAATTTGGTTTGGTTTTGCCTGTGCCTGATGATCTTAAATATGTGATGGAGTAAAGATATGGCGAACCTAACGCCTAAACAGCAAAGGTTTGTCGAAGAATATCTGATAGACCTGAATGCTACGCAAGCCGCAATTCGAGCTGGTTATAGTGAAAATACAGCAAAAGAGATTGGAAGCGAAAACCTCACAAAACCTAACATTGCAAAAGCTATTGCAGAAGCTCAAGCAAAGCGAGAAGAACGCACTAAAATCGACGCCGATTATGTTCTAAAGCGTCTAGTCGAAATTGACCAGATGGATGTCTTAGACATCATGGACGATCAAATGAAGATTCTCCCATTGCGTGAATGGCCTAAGGTTTGGCGGCAATATATTTCTAACATTGAGAATCTTGAATTAAGCGATGCTGATGGTGTGTTTAAAAAGATCAAATGGCCCGATAAGGTTAAGAATCTTGAATTGCTTGGTAAGCATATTGCTGTTGGGGCGTTTAAAGACAAAATCGAACACACAGGTCCCAACGATGGCGACATTAACGTAACCATTACAAGGCGAGTAATTGACTAAGGAGTGACATTGTGGAGCTTGAGATTCAAACGCCACGATGGGCATTGCCGTTATTAAAACCATCACGCTACAAAGGCGCATATGGTGGTCGTGGTTCAGGTAAATCACATTTCTTTGCAGAAGCATTGGTTGAGGATTGCTTTGCAGATAAAGAGCTTCGTGCTGTATGTATTCGTGAAGTGCAAAAGTCTATCAAGTTTTCATCAAAGCAATTGATTGAAGATAAGATCAAAGCACTTGGATTGTCTGATTACTTTGATTGTCAGCGTGACTTAATCAAGCGTATTGGCGGTGATGGCGTGATTCTGTTTCAGGGTATGCAAGACCATACGGCTGATTCGATCAAGTCACTAGAGGGATTTAGACGCGCATGGATTGAAGAAGCAAATCGACTATCAGATAAGTCATTGCGCTTACTACGTCCAACGATGCGTACGGAGGGCGCTGAAATATGGGCATCATGGAATCCTGAATCAAAGCATGATGCGATTGATACATTCTTGCGTGGAGAGTTTGCACCTGACAACAGCATTGTGGTTGAGGTCAATATTGATAACAATCCATTCGCAGGCAAAACCCTACTTGATGAATACGAAGCAGATCGGCAGCGTGCAATTCAGATGCAAGAAGCGGGCGATGCAAACGCATGGGCTTTATTTGAGCATGTATGGCGTGGCGGTTATCTTGAGTTTTCAGACTCGATTGTATTCAGTGGTCATTATGTTGTTGAGGAATTTGAGCCACAGCCTGACTGGGTAGACGTTTATTACGGCGCTGACTGGGGCTTTGCTAAGGACCCAACCACGCTGAATAAAATATGGGTACATGATGATGTTTTGTATATCGAACATGAAGTCAATCAGGTTGGTTGTGAAATCGACCATTTACCAAAGCTATTCGATGAAGTGCCTGGTGTAAGAGAACACAAAATCAGAGCAGATTCAGCACGACCTGAAACAATCAGCTACTTAAAGCGACAAGGTTTTAAGATTGAAGCAGCAGAAAAAGGTGCGGGAAGTATTGAAGATGGCATTACTTACTTAAAGAAATTCAAAAAGATTGTGATTCATCCACGTTGTACTGAAACAGCTAAGGAATTTCGTCTGTATTCGTACAAAGTCAATCGTGCGGGCGATGTGCTACCTGTCATTCTCGATATGTATAACCACCACATTGATGCGATTCGATACGCATTGCAGCCATTAATCAAAGGCAGAACACCCAAAAAACCTGCAACCGCAGGAAGTCGTACATTTTAACTAAGGTATCAACATGGCAAAGTCTAAAAAAGAAGACAAAGCGTCTAAAAAGGCTTTGTCTAATGGGTCTTTATATTCTCAAGAAGCGGTCAGTCAATTTTATAAATTAAGCAAACAACTTGATTTAGATGAGACTTTACGCAAAGCAGGGATTCAACGCCATCGTTTAGCCATTCTTCTTGATGATGATGAAATTGGGCAAGCAGTTGAGACACGTATTGATGCATTGCTTGCAACTCCATTTCGTATCGAGCCAAGTGATACACCAGAAGCCATTTTATTAATGCAAGAGATTAAGAAATGGTTTGCAGAGATTGCAACAGGTTCAATTAACGCTTTGCTATTCGGCTATTCCGTTTTGGAAGCTGTCTATGATCAGACTGATGACGGACAAATAGGTTTAAACTGGATCGGTGAAAAGCCAATGGAATGGTTTGAGCCTAAAAATGATGGCCGTTTGATCTATCGTCAGGATGGATCAGGTAAAGAATCGGAAGTTGACCAGATATTTAAATTCTTTTTGACACAGCGAAAAGCAACCTATAAGCAGCCTTATGGCAAAGCATTACTTACCGTTGTGTATTGGTTGGATTTCTTTCGTAAGAATGGCTTCAAGTTCTGGGCGAAGTTCTTAGAGCGTTTTGGTACACCGATTTTAAAAGGTAAGTGCAAAAACTCTGAACCAGATGACATGAATCAAGCACTGTTAAATGCTCATGCTCAAAGTGTCATTTCGATTGATGCTGAAGATGAAGTTGAGATATTGGCAGTCACTTCAAGCGGCAATGCAGGCACCTCATTTGAGACCTTTAACAATACGATCATACGTCAAATTCAAAAGGTAATCTTAGGGCAAACCCTCACAAGTGGAACTGATGGCACAGGGAGCCGTGCATTGGGTGAAGTGCATGATAATGTGCGCAAAGATAAATTGAATGCGGATATTCGATTGGTTACACCTACGTTTCAGGCTATTGTTGATGCATTGTGTGCTTTAAATGGTTGGGGCAAGCATGAAATTATCTTGGGCGAGAAGTCTAAACAGCTTAATAAAGATCAGGCTGAGCGTGATGTAAAGCTTAAAGATGCAGGTGCAGTATTTACCAATCAATATTTTATCCGTGAGTATGGATTGCAAGATGGTGATTTGGCAGAGCCTTTACCAAGTCAGACACCACAACCGCAATTTAAAGCAATTCCAAGCAAGCCTTTCAGTTTTGCTGCAAGTGTTAAGGGTCTTACACAAGAGCAACAAGAGCTTGATGAACTGGCGGATCAAAACTTCAAGATATTATCAAATAGCGACCTGAAAGATTTGATTCTGAATAGTGAAAGCATTGAAGAATTGCAAACGAGTCTATTTGCCATCGCTAAGACTGCTGATAAATCACAGTTTAATGAAGTGTTAGATCGGGCTTTGTTCGCTGCTGATGTTTTGGGATATATGCATTCAAAAGAGGGGCGTTAAATGGACAATATGACGCTCTTACAAGCTATTGCATTTGCTCGATCAAGAGGTGTTTTACTGCCTGCCGACTACTATGCACTTGATTTAAATTCACGCCAATATGCTTCTACTGTGAGCTATTTGGCGGGTCTTGATCAGATTCAATCTGTATTGGATTCAGCTTATAAGGTTTTGGAGAGTGGCGGTACTTTTAGAGACTTTCAAAAACTGGTTGAGGAAAGCGGTATTGAGTTGTCAGAAGCGCATTTAGACAATGTGTTTAGAACCAATATTCAAAATGCTTATGCTCATGGTAGGTGGTTACATCAGCAACAGAATAAAGATAAACGCCCTTATCTTGAATATTTTGCAATCAACGACAAAAGAACTCGTCCAAGCCATTTAGCACTGGATGGTGTTATTCGACACATTGACGACCCATTTTGGCAGAAATGGTATCCGCCAAATGGGTATCGGTGTCGATGCACGATTAATGCAATCACTGAAAAGCAAGCGATCCGAAAAGGAATAACATCCAATGAGGATTTGCCAAATGTTGAGACTGACGCTGGTTGGGCTTTTCAGCCGTCTAACTATGACAAGCAGCCAGACGAGATACTTAAATCGAAAGAAGCAAGTAAAACGATTACGCCCGAAGCCAAAACAGAGGTTATTGATCTTCGTAAAAAAACGTTGGTTGATACCGAAGTTGACCAGATTATCAAGACAAGCCTTTCAGATTTAACAGATGAGAAGCAAGTAATTATTGATGGAATGGTCGATAAGGCAGTTCGATTGGATCCGAATATCAGACCAAGTGACTTGCGTATCACTTTAGATTTGGCTGATGAAAAAGAAAATGCTTTGACAACAATTCTGAAACAGGCGGAACTTCAAAAGGATCAGGATGGAACAGCGGGCAAAAGCATTTGGGATAAAGTTATAGGTGCTTTTAATCGGCTGTTCACATTAGCAAAGAATACAGCAAGCAAACTCACGGGTAATTCAATTCGCGGTATTGATGACTTGAACATAACCGAGGGGAGCGTAATTGGTATTCAAACACCAACATTGTTCAAACAAGCGCAAAAGGTTGGCAAACAGATCGTCATTCTTGATGCAAAGGGTGTGGCGCTAGACTTGAGCAAGATTAGCGGCATGAATGGCTCACTATTGGCTCCTGATTTGAATTTAGAGGTCGTTAGCAACACAGATGAGCAACTCGTACTGAAACGAACTAAAGAGCAAGCTACACGCTATTTCGTGGCGAATCAGACTGTATTTAGTCTTTACTAAACCTTTCAACAGATACAGCGACCTTTAAGGTCGTTTTTTTATGGGTGAAATATGCCAAAAACCGAAGAAAAGCAAAATCAATATTGCTTTCAACTTGGGCAGCTAAATGTAGATGCTCAGGAAGATGGCAAGAAAAAGCGGACGTTCTCAGGTGTTGCATACAGCGGCGAAGTGATTACCGACCACTGGTACTGGAAGCAAGTCATTTTTGATCTTGATTCAATGCAGATTAAAGGCCGTATTCCCGCACTACTTGAACATTCGTCTTATCAGCGTGCAGGCGCAATTGAGAGCCATGCAATCAGCTATGAATCAGGTCTAACCGTTAGCGGAATCTTACTTAGTAATGAGTTTGGCGCACAGGTAGCAAGTGATTCAGATGACGGCTTTCCGTGGCAAATGTCAGTACGCATTGAACCATCAAGCATTGATGAGATTCAGGCAGGCAACACCGTCACAGTAAACGGCAAGTTATTACATGGACCAATCACAGTGTTCCGTGGTGGTCGTATCAGAGAAGTTTCGTTTTGTGCCTTGGGTGCAGATGAAAACACAATGGCAGTGGCAGCAAGTCACAATCCAAACAATCCACAAGAGGACACAGACGTGACCGAACTAGAACAAGCAAAAGCCGCTTTGCAACAGGCGGAAACCGAGCGTGACAATGCTTTAAATGAACTAAAGCAGTTTAAGGCTGATAAGCGCAATGATGATATTTCAGCACTAGAAAAAGAATTGAAAACTCAATTCAGCGCTGAAGATAAAACGGCATATACAGCAATGGATGATGCAAGTTTTTCATTCACAGTTAAACAATTGCGCCAGTTTTCAGGGAAAAACAGTCCTGCAAATAACAGCCCAAGCAATCTATTCACTCATCAAGCGAAATCTGATGGAAATGAAAAACAAACTTTTGGTGCTGGTTCTCTCGTAGATCAAGCAAAACAACGCAAATAAGGGGAAGCAGAAATGGTTCAAACAGTAACAGATAATCACTCAGCAGTAAGTGATGTAATTGCTTGGGAATTGGAAGGCAATCATCGTCCAAGTCGTGAAAATGCAGTAATTGCAGCAAGTCAAGATTTATCAAATGGCACAGTCATTTCATATAACGCTAACAATCAGGTTCAAATCTTTGGTGGCGCAACTGATGAGGTTGCAGCTGGAATCTTTATTGGTGAGCGTATTGTGACAGGTGCAGGGCAAACTGCAAACGGTGTGGTTATGGCGCGAGACGCTCGATTTGTAGATGGCTCATTGATTTATAAATCAGGGCTTAGCAACACCAAAAAAACAGAAGCTTTAGCAAGCCTAAAAGCTTTACACATCACACCAGTTCGTGCAGCTTAAAGGGGCTAAAACATGGAATTAGATCAATCAGTATTTAGTACAGAAGAATTATCTTTAGCGATTACAAATTTACCGACTCGAATCGGTAATCCGTCAGACATTGAATTGTTTCGCCCGATTCCTGGCACAACAAACAGCTTTGCTGCTGAGTTTATGACAGAAAGCAATATTCTTGTACCAACAACCGCTTGGGGGGGTGTTGCACCTAAAAACAGTTCAGGTACTCGCATTTCGAAGTCTTGGACAATTCCACACATGCCGCTTGAAGATGTGGTTTTAGCATCGGATGTGATGGGCGTGCGTGCGTTCGGTAGCACTGCTGCTGAAACCGTAAGCGGAAAAGTTCTTGACCGTTTACAAGCAATGAAAAACAAGATTGATACAACACTTGCGTTTCGTCGCTTAAAAGCAAAACAAGGAATTATTGTTGATGCTGATGGATCAACGATTATTAATTACTTCACAGACTTTGGTGTTGCACAAACCGAGGTTGATTTTGATCTTGGTACAGCAACAACAAACGTTGCTGCTAAGTGCCAAGACGTTATTGACAATATCGAAGATGCTTTAGGTCAAGAGATTTACACATCAATCGAAGTTGAAGTGGATCGTGCTTTTTATGATGCTTTGGTGGCTCATAAGAACGTCCGTGAAGTGTTCTTGGGTTGGTCTGCTGCTGAACAAAAGCTAGGGCGTTCTAACACGTCAGGTTTTGAATTTGGCGGATTGAAGTTCATTGTGAATCGTCAATCGGTTGGTGGTACGCCAATTTATGCGAACAAAACAGGTTCAGCATATCCACGTGGTACTCAGGACGTGTTTGTCACTGCATTAGCGCCTGCTGATTTCAACGAAACAGTGAATACTTCAGCATTGCCGTACTATGCTAAACAGCGCACTAAAGACTTTGATCGCGGTTTTGATTTGCATGTTCAAGCAAACCAATTGCCTACTGTATTGAAGCCAAAAGCATTGGTAAAAGTTAAATCAACAACATAAGGTGGCTGTCATGTACGCAACACGTGATGACATGGTGAAGCGTTACAGCCTGACCGAAGTATCACAGTTAGAGCGTTATTTGGCGGGGGGTGAGTCTGTTGAAGCTGCAATAGCAGATGCAGGCTCAATTATTGACGGTTGGATTGGTGCTAAGTATGCCGTTCCTCTTGAATACCCGCCCGACAATATAAAAATCTTTGTCTGTGATATTGCCCGCTATTTACTTTGGAAAAGCAAAGCATCTGAAGAAGTCCGTAGACGTTATGACGATGCGATGAGCTATCTAAAGGGCGTATCAAAAGGCACAAACGTTTTACTTGTTAAAAATCCAACAACTCAAGAAGTTAAGCCTGCTGCTAAATCACCTACCGCCATGCCAATGGGTACTACATATCGTGGCGGTGTCTTTAGCGATGATGTTTTAAACAAGATGCCAAGCGTCAAGTGAGGTGGTCATGGCAGATAGACAGGGATTTTACTTTCAGGGCGAGGAAAAACTTCGGGATTGGCTGCGTAAAGTAGAAGCGAAAGCAGGGGACCATAAGGCGCTTTATGATGAGTTGGGCGATATTCTACTTGAGGGTGTTCACGACCGCTTTAAGCGTGGTGTAGCACCTGACGGCAGACCGTGGCAAAAATCATGGAGAGCAATCGCTCAGAATGGTCAAACATTAAGGGACACAGGGCGATTATTGAACTCGATCCGTACTCGACTTAATAAAAATGGCGTTTCAATTCTCACTGACGTTCTATATGCAAAGTTGATGCACTATGGCGGAACCATTAGAGCGAAGAATAAGCCTTATCTTGTTTTTAAAACTCCCACTGGTGGCTGGGTAAAACGCAAATCAATCACAGTTCCTGCGCGTCCAATCTTTGGTGTCTCGGAAGATGATGCACAGAATATGTTGACTACGATTGAGAGCTATTTGGAGGATTTATTAAAAGATGCCAAGTAATTATTTTGCGCTTGAGCCAATCATTAAAGCGCATCTGCAAGACATTGAGTCTATTCAAGCTGTATACACGCCTTTTTCTGTTGATGACATGCTTGAGTCTACAGCGGTTGCACCCTCAATCAGCATCATCTATGTGGATGATCGAGTGGGAGATTCAGCAGGCAACGGTTCAGCAAGTGTTGTGTACCAACAATGGCTAGTTGTTTTGTGTGTTGAGGAAGCAGGTTCACAGCTTGAAGATACAACACAGATTCGTAACGCAGCCAGTCCAATGATTATTGAAATACTAAAGCGTATGCAAGGCTTCAATCCAGATGTTTTGGGGTTTAAGCAATTCAAGCGAGCAAATGCAGGTGTTCAACACATGTCAGCGGCGGGTAAATTATGGCTGCCATACCTATTTGAATGCCAGATGATTAACAGTTTTTGAGGTGCATATGACCAAGCGATATAAAGCATTAAAACCAGTTGGCCCGTGGTCAAAGGGCGACACAATCGGGGATTTGCCGAAAGTGCAGATCGAAAAACTATTAAGCGATGGCTTGATTATTGAAGTCAAAACAGAACCAAAATTAACAAAAGAGGTAAAGGCCAATGGCTAAACAGTATATTTCGTTGCAAGGTAAATTGTATTTATCGCCGATTGTTGCAGGTGTTGCTGCGGCAGCTCGTCATGTGGGAAATGCGCCAGATTTCGAGATTGAATTGGATGGTGATGTGATCGAACACCAAGAGTCTACAACGGGTCAGCGCACTACTGACTTTATGATGACAAGAACTCGTAGTGTAAAATTCAGCGGCACTTTGGAAGAAGCAAGCAAAGAAAATATTGCTTATATTCTTAATGGTCAGGCAACATCGATTGCAGGCGGAACGGTGACAGCTAAGAATCTTGGCACAGTTGCCGTAGGTCAAGAAGTTGCTTTGGGTGGCTACAATGTGTCGAATGTAGTTATCAAAGATTCAACGGGAACACCAGTTGTTGTTGATACATCAAAATACAAAGTTGATGCAGCTTTCGGCACAGTAACTCTAAGTGATGTAACTGGTCTAACCATGCCATTAACTGCTGACTTTACCGCAGGTGCAGCTTCGGTTACTACAATCAATGACCAGGATAGCAAAGAGTACGAACTTACTTTCCGCGGCATTAACACAGTAGACAATAGCAAAGTCGAAGTGAAGTTGTGGCGTACCAAAAAAGATGCTTCAGCTACATTCCCATTGATTCATGAAGAACTTGGTTCTTATGAAATTAGCGGCATGGCGTTATCTGATGCAGAGAAAGGCAGCGATTCAAGTCTTGGCTTGTTTGGTCGTGTCGTGCAGATTGCAGCACCAGTTTAAGCGATACTTACAGGCACAGGGGCGCATAAGCGTCTTTTTTTGTGCCTGTACCTTTCAGGATTTTTTCTATGAATGACTTTTTTATTGCAAACAATGAATCATTGCCCCACACATTCATTGATCAGAAAATTGAAGTGAAGCAGATCCAAGTGAAAGACTTAGCTCGATTTTCAATTTATGCAATTAAGATCAAAGATGCTTTAGAAAGTTATTCAATAGAAACAATCATGCCGTTAATTGAGCCTCAGATGCTCAATATCATGGGGTTGGTTTCAATAGTGACAACGCTTAACCCCAAAACGTTTATCGAGAATACGGCGCAAACCAAGGCCATTGCCGAGCTTGTTCTAAAGATCATTGAAGTAAATGAAGCATTCTTCAAAAAAGAGAAAAGACAAAATAGGACAAAAAAAGAAACAAAAGAGGTCACTTGGTTTCATTCATTCGCTTACTTGGTCAAGTGTGGCCATAGACATGGTGACATTATGGATATGACATACGGCGCTTTTATGCATTACTTGAAAGAAGCCCAAACTTTAGAACGGCAGCAAATCAAATCGTATGCAATAGCAACTCGTGTGGCCAATAATGCGAAGCAGCAGGGATGGGATAAATATATAAAACAGTTGGATGAATAATAATTGAATGACTTAATTTCAACCTTTTGCTAAATTAAGTGCGATAAATAACAATTGGTCGATTAAATGAAATACTTATTAGTAGGGGCTTTATCTGTTTTATTATCTGTAAGTGCATTTGCTTATGATACAAAGTCTATAAGAACATCGACAGAGGCTGTTTTCTTGGGTGATACAGAGGAAAGTATGTTATCCAAGTTGGGGCGATCGAAACCACGGTATTTTGTTTACAACAATGATGGCTTTGTTTGTGCAGCTACTGAATATAAATACGAGGTAGATATGTCTTTGTATACGGTGCTGATTTGTCGTGGCAAGATTTTTAAAATTGATGTAAGTAGTAAGTGAGATTAAAAATATGGCTGGTCAAGTTGTTGAATGTGTGGCGTGTGGGCATGTTGGAGAGCCGCAGATCAAAGGAAATCTATGGATTACGATAATCTTGCTTTTTGTATTTTTCCCTGCTGCAATCGCTTATGAAATTTGGCGAAGATCAAGCGACAAGGTTTGTGATGGCTGTGGGAATTCTAATATACAGGTATATAGACCGCATCAAGCGAAAAGTCAGATTCAGCAACGACCATTTAATAATCGTGCAAGCAGAGGTCGAAAGAAAGATAGTAAAATAGGATTACTGTTGGTGGCTTTTGTTTTACTTATGATTGTTGCAATTGTATTTATAAAACCTGATAGTGGCAGTGTTTCACAAGCACCTGCCGTAGAGCAGAAAAAGGAGACTTACACCGCCCCGACCACAGCAAGCAGTTATCAGAGCAGTCAAACATCGTCTGATTCATCATCCACATCTGTGAGTTTTGATGAATGTAAGAGTAAGGCACTTTCTGTTCAACTGGCTGTAGCTGGAACTCAATACAAATCTGCGGTTTTGGTAGACTCTGATATTGCTTATATGGCAAGAATTTGCACAAATGATGGTAGTGTATTAGTTACGTGTAGCGCACCTGATCAGAAAATGATAACGACTCGTTCTTATGATTGTCCGCTTTAAGGAATTTTTATAGCAAAAAAAAGCACCTTTACGGTGCTTTTTTAATTCTTATGTTCATGTATTAATTCTTTTAGCTGTTGTAATAGTGCTGATGCTTCATCTTTCCAAAATTGTACTTCTACTGATGTGCTATTAGTAAAGCTTTGTTCAAGGCGGTATTGAGCTTCAGCATTAATAGATCGACCATTCTCAATAGCAGACTCTTTAATCTTTTCTTTCAATTCCTCTGGGATGCGGAGATTAAATTGAATATCAGTCATATCAATGCAGCTAAATTAAAATTTAGTAGCATTATGCTATCAAAATCAATTGACAGCAATGCTAGCGTTTTGCTATGTTAGTGAAATGCTATCAAAGCATATTTTCACTATAAAGGAGAAGAAATGAATGCGGTGCAAATGAATACAAGGTTGCCTGAAGAATTAAAGTCATTCTTGCTTGAGCAGGCAAAAAAAGAAGGGCGTTCTTTAAATAATTATTTAGTCAGGCATTTTGAAGAGCTAAAAATCAAATTAACCCAAGAGAGTGCGAAAGCATGAAATCAACAGACAACAAAAAAGCCCAATACTTTGACGAGCAGGGCTTGATTGATGTCGCTATCTACAAGGAATGACAACATGTCTACTTTAACATTAAGTTTTAACGATGTAAATTTTTCACCAGTACAGCACGACAATCAAATTTGGCTTTCATCAGGCGAATTAGCTCAAGCATTAGGGTATAAGCAAGAGAACGCGGTCAGTAAAATTTTTAATCGTAATTCTGATGAATTTACTGAAAAAATGACACAAATTATTGATAATCCTCAGCTACCCAATTTGGGTATGCGGATTTTCTCACTTCGCGGTTGTCATTTAATTGCTATGTTGGCACGTACTGCGATTGCCAAGCAATTTCGTAAGTGGGTGCTTGATATTTTGGATAAAGAGGTTGGTAAGCCAATAGTCAAGACTCATAAATCTGAACGTGAGCCTCTTACCAACGCTGTAAATTTATTGGTTGCTAAAACAAAGCATCTAAACTACAGCGATGCGTACAAGTTGGTTCATCAGCGATTTAATGTTCAGCATATTGATGAGATTGCATTTGATGCTATTCCTATTGCGGTTGAATATGTTCACCATCTAATTGCTTTGTATAGTAGTGCAGGTAAACAAGGTTCATTGTTTGATAAAGATATGTATGAGCTTATTCGAGAATTTACAGAATCTGTATTAAGTCAAAACTTTATGATGCAAGATGTTTGGAAAGCTCTCATGCTAATCAACAAAGGCGACATGATGTATTATTCAAATTATATTCTTGACTCAAATAAACTTGCACGAAAGGTAAGTATTGAATTGGATTTCAAAACAAGGAAAGGTGTGCCATTGGTAAGCCCAGATTTGAAACAGATCAATTTTCATAGTGGGACTATTTTTGGGGTTAATCCAAAATGGTTTAATGCTCCTGCTTGGTAAGTTGAGTTAACTCTTATACAGCCGACCTTATGGTCGGTTTTTTATTGCCCCTAATTTACCCAACAAACCGTAATACGTTTTAACCGAACCTGTCCTAGTGGCAGGTTTTTTTATGCCCGTAAAAAGGCAACCACTGGCTAGAACGACGGTTCGAAAAGCACGTTTTCATATTCAGCGTGCCTGCCAGTTTCTTTTTTTTGAATATGATTAGGAGAAAGTCATGAATATGATGACAACATTAAATTTACGCGCCATGGTCTCAAATGAAAATGGCGAACCTAAGACAACCAGTTATGCAGTGGCGGAAGCATTTGACAAAACACATAGCCATGTTATGCGTGATATTAAAAAACTCATCAAGCAATGTGGTGAGGAGTTTGCTAAGTCCAATTTTGGATTAACCTTTGAAAACAAGAAGATAGGTAATACCACTAGAAGTACACCATTTTACAAAATATCAAAAGATGGGTTTATGTTGCTTGTAATGGGATTCACTGGTGAAAAAGCAATGAAAACCAAAATCGAGTTCATTAATGCCTTTAACTGGATGGCAAGCCAATTAACCCAAGTCTTTCAATCCAAATGGGCTAGATATAATCATATTGTCGGTTATCGTGAAAATCGCAAACAGCATGTTAGTTGCTCAGCTAGAGACATGAATGCGTGGAAACAAGAAAAGCATCCGCTTGATGATGAGATAGCGCAATTAGAAAGCGAATTGCAGCCATCGCTTCCATTTGCTAGTGAGGTCTTGTCATGAATCCAATTACAGACAAAGAGAAATCTAAAAACCAATGCCACCTACGGGTGGCTTTTTCATATCTGTAGGAAAATAAGATGGCTTCAAATAGCTTAGATTTTTTACTTAATTTGCGTGCAAACACCACTGGCTTTGACCAGGGCATTAATGGTGCAAAATTCGCCGTAAATGCGCTTGTAGGTGCTATGGCTGCGCTAGGTGTTGGTTTAGGCGTAAAGGAGCTTGCAGAAGCAGCAGACAGCTATGCAATGCTATCAGCCAAGATTCAGCAATCAACTAAAGATAGCGGAAACTTTGAGCAAGCAATGTCGGGCGTGCATCAAATCGCACTGCAAACAAACTCAACGCTTGATAACACTGGGGCACTGTTCACTCGTTTAAATACAGTTGCAAAGGACATGGGGAAATCCCAGCAATTTGCACTTGATATGACAAGTACTGTCACTAAAGCGATTCAGTTAGGTGGTAGTAGCACACAAGAAGCCGAAGCAGCAGTTACCCAGTTTATCCAAGCCATGCAGGGCGGTGTGCTTCGTGGTGAAGAATTTAACTCCATTATGGAGGGTGGCTACGGTTTAGCAGAAGCCTTAGCAAAAGGCTTGGGTAAAACCACTGGCGAACTCCGTAAAATGGCTGAGAATGGAGAACTCAGTGCGGAACGTGTACTTGCAGCATTAGCAAAACAGAAAGCAGGCGTTGATGCTCAATATGCTGAACTGCCTTTAACTATTGGCAATGCACTCCAAAAAATTGCAACTCAATGGCAAATCTTAATTGGCGAGATGGATCAGGCCAATGGTGCAAGTGCAACCGTGGCGCAATGGTTGTCGGTTCTTGCTGATAATTTAAATATTGTTGAAGTTCTTTTAAACGATATTGGTGACGGATTTGTATGGTTTGGTGATCAACTTAAAAAGATTGATCCACAAACAATCGAGGCACTCAAGACAGCATTATTGTCTGCATATGATGCGATTAAATCACTAGGTTCTACAATTGGAACAGTATTTGAAACTACAGTTGACGTAATTAATACGACTCTTGGGCAAATATTTAATTTTAATAGTGGCATTGATGCTGCTGCTGATAAAACCAATGGTTTTACTAAAGCACTTCAAGCTGTAAATGTAGTATTTGGATTTATTAGTGATGGATTCAAAGCTTTAAACATTGGTATCAATTTAATCATTGGTGCTGCTTATGATGCTGCGGGTGCATTTAGTTACTGGAAGTCAAAAATAACTTTTGGCGACACGTCAGCACAAGCTGTAAAAGATTTTGAAGTAATGTCTGCGAAAGCGCAGGAATATTATGAAAAATCATCGAATGCAGCGATGGAGTTTAAATCTACTGGTGTTGAAGCGATCCGTCAGATTGGTTTAACTCAAGATCAGAAAAACGCCGAACGTATTACCAACAACCAAAAGACACTCACTGATCTAAAAGCGCAAGAAGCTCAACATGTTTCTGACTATAAAGCCATTAGTGATGAGCGTATCAAGCTGCAACAGCAATTGGTTGATGCACGCAAATCAGGTGATCAATCAGCGATTGATGCAGCAGTTGCAGGACTTGCTGAACTTGATAAGAAAGAGAAAGCTTATCAGGCTGAAAGCAAAAAAATATCTGATGAAAAAATAAAATTGGCTCAAGAATGGGTTGATTCTCAACTAAAAGCTTCAGACGGAACCATTAAAGCAGCTGATGCTGCTACCCAAAAAACATTGCAAACGGCAATCGCTGCACAAGGGTTGGCAATAGAGTTCGATAAAACTGGTAAAGCCACTGTCAAAGCAATGGAGGAATCCGGAAACGCAGTTCAAAGCCTTGATTCTCGATTGGCTGAGGGTCGTAAAGGTGCAGCTGCATTAGGCATTGATATTGATGTGGCGCTCAACAAGGTCTCCGAAGGATTTAGTGCAAAAGGTAAAGCATTTGAGGACTTTACTAAAAACCTAGAACTGATGGGCGCAACTGGTAAACAAGCTGGAGATTTAACATATCAAGCATGGTCAAAATGGCTAGCAACAGCCAAAAGCCAAGCTGAAATAGATGCAGCAAAAGCCAAATTATTGGAGTTTGAGAATCAGGGTGTTTTTTCAACAAAACAAGTTGAAATGGGTATGTTTGCAATTAAGCAAGCCGCTGCCAAATTACCTGATGATCTGGATGAGGTGGGTAAAGCATTTGAGCGACTTGGCGTTAAAACCAAGGAACAATTAAAGCTTGCTGCAGATTCAGCGATTGCAGACTTCAACACAATGAAAGCAAGCGGACAAGTCACCTCAGATGGCCTTAAACAAGCCTATGAACGTGTGATGCAAGCGGCTGCAGCATCAGGTGATCAAGCTGTCATTGCCAATGCCAAGGCTCAAGGCGCATCCGTTGGCTTACAAGCTCAGATCGATGAAACAGGCAAATCATCTGTGAAATCGACTCAAGAGATTGTAGATGAACTTTATAAAGTCGGTGACACGGCGAGAGGTACGGCATCCCAAGGATTTAGAGATCTAGGCCGTGTTGCCCGTGAAGAGGCGCAAAGCACGGCTGATGAATGGGAAGCTGCAATGAAGAAGATCGATGCTGAACGTAAAGCACAATCAGCTTCTACGGCAAAAGGCATGGGTCAAGCGATGGATGATATGGCTGCCAAAGCTGCTGACTATGAGAAACGCTTAGCTGCTGCTGGTATGGATGCAGGTCAGGCTAAGAAGGCAGGGAAAGACGCTTTAGACAGTATGATGTTTGCTTACTCTCAAGCTTTAAAAATGGGTTCTGTTACAGACTTTAGTACACCATTACTTAAAAAAATGGATGACACCTTGGCGTATTGGGAAAGTAAGAAATCTGGATCTGGTGGTAGCACTATTTCAGTTGGCGGGAATTCAAATACGCCAAGCATTCAAGCGCCGAATATCAACACCAGTGTAGCAAATGTTCCTAGTTCGAGCGCTAAAACGGTCACTTATAAGATTGAGTTTGGCGGTAAGTCTCTTGAATTAGCTGGAGACCCTAGCCAACAGAATTTAATGAATGACTTTTTAAGTGAGCTTGAACAATTGAGCAGGGCTAGATAATGAAACTTAAACGCAAAGCAACCAACGAGACCGTTCCGATTGAGAACGGTTTTTTATGGTCTGATGAATTTGACTGGAAACCAATTGAACAAAAACAAGAGTATGCAATTAACGGCACCTTGATTATTCAAGAGGGTAAGAAGAAGTCGGGGCGACCAATCACATTGTCACCCACTGATGGTCAGGGGTGGGTTAAACGCTCTGATCTATCAATCATTCAATACTGGTCAACATTGCAGGCTGAGCAGTTCACCCTGTCTTTTGAATATCCGCATGATACTCGCCAATTTAATGTGATTTTTAATCATGGCGAGGGTGCGATTAATGCCAAGCCTGTGATGGGATTTCCCACTGTGTCCGATGGTGACTATTACGAAGTCACATTGAAATTTTTAGAGGTCTAAGATGCCGATTGAAACCAATAATCTAGTTTTATATAAATCTGAGCGTTTGACTGATACACCAGACGGTGGCGGTAAATATTCTGGCCAAGTCGTTGTAGATGGCGAAAGTAATAATCTTTTTCCTGATGTATCTGAACTGGACCGCACCATGGGCCGTGTATCGATGCGTAAGATCTACGCAGGATTGAATAACAATGATACTGAGTCGCTGATGGGTTCAACTGTATTTGTCTCGAAGAATCCAGACGATCCGAACGTATCAGCATTATTGTTCAGCACACGTTCACATACAGATACCCGTGATTCAGCACAAAACCGAGTAGAAAGTTATCTGGCCAAAGGCGCTCAGGCGGTTGGTTCTTTACTTGATACTGCATATGCAGCTATGAAAGCAATTCAAGTTGCCATGGCAACAAATGAGTCCGAGAATTCAGTCGGTGACACTCTTGTTCTTGTCGTGAATGAGGGTACCGTAAATGAGTTTGCACAATACGTTCGTTTAACCAGTGTTGAAACTAGAACGGCGTTTGTACGTGTAAACAACTCGAATATTGAATATAAGATTGCGACTTATAGTTTTAAAGATCCCTTGGCGCGTGATTATGTAGGTGTATCCGCTACGCAGTGGTACAACAATGCTAAACCTACAACAACGATTAGAGAAACTGTTGTGGCTGATGCTGGTATCTATTATGCCAGTGTGGATCTAGCTGATGACGTGGGCATTGGTAGTTTTACAATCCCTGCCAAGACAATGTTTTCTCAGTTAATCCCATCTTCGCAGACTGAAACGCCGTTACTCGATCTTAATGCCGTAAGTGAAAATCCAGCATTGGTTGCAGGTAACTCAGGAACAATCAATGTTCAGTACACAACTAATGTAAACACAGGGCAGGCTTTATATCTTGGCTCAAGTGTTTTACCTGGTTCTATTTCGTTCACGCTTTTTGGCCAATCCATTTCTGATAACGGCGGAACATTGCGAAATCCAACTGGCACTCAAGTCGGTACCATTGATTACCAAACTGGTCGTATCGTGTGGACCAATGCTATTGGTACAGGCAATGCAATCATCAATGTGGTATTTACTCCCGCATCTGCGCCAGTTCAACCGTTTGAATCATTTGCACTACCTGTTACTGCCGCGAATCAAGGTACTAATTGGACAGGGGTTTTAACTCCGATTCCTGCACCTGGTGCGCTTTCTATTTCTTTTATGTCACAAGGTAAATTCTATGTACTTAAAGACAATGGAACAGGGCGATTGGTTGCGGCAACAGAATCTATCGGTAGCGGATCAATAAGTTACACAACAGGAACGTGGTTATTGACCACAGGTGCCTTGCCTGATGTGGGAACTCCAATTCTTTTGCAATGGGGTAGTCCGATAACAACTTTTGCCAGAGCAGATTTGCCGGTATTACCTGCAGGGTTAGATTTTCAGTTATTTCATAATGGGATTTCTAGCGCGACAGTGACATGGATGTTGGACGGCGTTGAGAAAACAGCAACAACAAATAGTTCTGGCCAATTCACTGGTGATGCAATCGGTTCAATGACGTTTAACAATGGTAAAGGTCGGATCATTCCAAAGAAATTACCGCAAAAGAGCACGGTTTTCACAATCTCGTATAACTACGGCGAAGGTAAATCGCAGACTAAGAACTCTTCACCAGATGCCAATAACAAGTTGATGTTTACTATTGGTACTGGTGCTGCAATTCAGCCAAGTTCAGTAGGTTTGGAAATCCCATTGGCAAAAGCAGTCGGTGCAGCAGCTGAAGGGATAGTCAGTTTGCATGATGTACCAATCAACGGAACCACTGGAAATCTAGTCGATGATTTTGGAACGGTTATGGGTACCATCATTTATGCGACCGGCGCTTGTGAAGTCACACCCACAATGCAAAAAACGATTTACACCACAGTGTATACACCTATCATTTTCTATACGGGGTGATCATGAGCTTTTATCTTCCGCAGACATCAGAAGTTGTACCATCACAAATTACTTTAAAAGCATTTGATACAACGACAATTCAAGTCAAATATCGTGACACATCAGGCACGGGAAGCAGTTCAACTACGGTGACGGCAGACAAGCTTAAGTTTGATTTGACACAAGGATTTGATGAGCAAATTTTATCTAATTCGGTGCGATTCAAGCTTGGTGCAGATACGTTTATTGATCGTACCGGCCTGCTGTATCGAAATGTAGATAGCTCAACAGGCAGTGGTACCCAGTCTGGCACAATCCAATATGGTACCGGTATTGCCGAGTTTGATACGTGGACATCAAACGTTGATAACCAATTAACGTTGCAAGCCCTAACAACAACGACAGACATGTTGCCGATTCATCATGTGAGTTTCCGCACGCCAACAATCCCGATTCGACCTGGTTCTTTAACTGTTGTTGTAGCAGCAATGGCGGGCGGCCAATTAACACTTACGGCCAATGAGGCAGGCATAATTGAAACTGATGAGGCACATGGTTCTATTAACTACGAAACAGGCTTTGTAGATATTTATTTCTATAAGAAAACCAAAAAGTCTGATCATCCTGAAATTGTGAATGAGCCTTGGTACGATCCTTTGCTTGATTATACGGATGGTGGCAACACTGTTTGGGTTAATGCGCCGTACTGGATAGATGCTATGAGCATACGCTATAACGCTGTTGCCTATACATACATTCCTCTTGATTCTGAAATTCTGGGATTGTCTGCTACTCGCTTACCTGCAGATGGACGTGTCCCTATTTTTCGGGTGGGTGACATTGGGGTTATTGCCTCATCTAAAAAGCAGGAATTGCCAAGCCATGTTGCTGGCCAAACCTATCAATTAGATGATCAGCGCATCTCGTGGTGTGAGCTTGAAGATAGTAACGGTGTGAAAGTTCCGTTCGATATGTATGTGGTTGATTATGACTATGGTCGAGTGACGTTAAGCGGTGACTTTGCCCTAAATAGTCTTGTTGCCCCAATTTCGGCAGCATATCGTTATCAAGACATGGGTTTGATTAACGATGTACAGATTAATGGCCAGATTACTTTAACCAAGCCTGTGACTCACAACTATGATGCGGACAACTCGATTGTAGGTTCAGCGCTGGTTGTTGGCGATATGTTTAGTCGCTATACAAGCAAATTTGCACAAAGCACTTGGAATAACGCTTGGGCTGACACAGCAATAGGTGCGCCGATGTCAGCAAACTACAACGATGCCTTGTATCCGATTCAGATTACAAACAAGGGTGCGATTCAGGAACGTTGGGCGCTGGTATTCACTGATATTTCAACTTTTAGAATCATCGGTGAAGTATCGGGTCAAATTGGCACAGGCACAACTACAAATGACTGTGCGCCAATCAACCCAGTCACCAGTGAACCGTACTTTCAAGTTAAAAAAGAGGGCTGGGGTGCAGGTTGGGCAAATGGCAATGTTTTACGCTTCAATACCATTGCTGCCATGTACCCGATCTGGTGTATTCGTACAGTGAAGCAATCTGAACCTACAACATTAAGTGACAACTTCCAGATTATGTATCGTGGCGATATTGATCGGGATATTTAAATAATTAACCCAAAGGGCTGCATGCGCAGCCTTTTTTATTGAGTAAATAATCATGGCGACAGATGTAGATGTTCAATACTTTAGCCACTTAAACGGCTTAACTTTGGGAAATAACTGGGGCGACATGATTCGCTTGCTTGACACCTGTCTTGTGAATGGCTTGCCTTTTACAAGTGTAACGAGTGCAAGTATTGATGCACAGGGCGATATTACCCTGAATTTATATGCAGCACATAATGCCTTGTTATTTCAGATCGTTGAATTGACAGGTTTTTCACCATCAGAAATTAACGGTAAATATCGTATCAAAGGCACACCAACGCCCACACAGCTTGTTTTAAAAGCAGAACATGCTGGCAAAACAATTAGCACAGTCGGCACGGCAAAATTAGCAGCACTGGGTTATGAGATTATTTTTCGCGATTTAGGTGATGTTAAGCGTGTTTATCGTGCTAAAAATCCACGCTCAGAGCATCCGTTTATCCGTGTAGATGAAACGATTTCAGATGGCACAAATAGCTATACATCAACATACGCAAAGTATGCAATGGTTGGTTTGCTTGCACATATGGATCATATAGATGATTTTAATAATCCAGATGTTTTGCAACTTCCATTAGATACAAACGATCCTGCAAAAAACTGGAAGATAACAGGTACGGGGACAGGGGTTGTACGTGGATGGAGTCGATGGTATTGGGCGAGAAGCACTCCACCCGATAACTCTAATACGTCAAATGACACGACTGTGAGCAATGGTTCTCGTAAGTTCTCATTAATTGGAGATAGTTCTACATTTTACTTATTAACAGAATTGGTGGTGGGTAACACTGGTAAAATATTAAATGGTATTGGTTGTATTAATAGTGATATTGAACTAATAACAAAAAATTGGTTTTTGATGTGTACGCTATCTGAAAAATCCGCATCACAATTACAAGGAGATCAATATGGTTACTGGGCAAATGCTGTGGGCTATCAGCCATTAATGCGGAATAGTACGACTGGGTGCTTTTATACTACTGCGGACTTAATAGGTCTTAATAATCATGCATACGCATATCCAATACAGCATGATTTCAATAGTGGGTCATCCAATGTCTTTTCGGGCACAGCCACTCCTGCAATTGAAATTCCTTTTTATGATTCTAATAAAAAATTAAGGGGGCAACTACCTCATATTTTATATGCTGGAAAAGTCTTAAATGCTCAAAGTGATACTCAATATTTTCTATCAGAGAAATCTATGTATGTTTCAGATATTGCAATGAGCACTGGTTCGATTGGGGGTTTTTATTTCTACTTAGGAGAGTTAGAGTGAAGCCAGTATCTCGTAAAGTTATGCCGTCATCAAACAACCTACAACCAACAATATTAACTCCAACGTCTGTAATCGGCAGTGTAAAAGGCAGTGTTAAAAAACTTGGTCAAAACTATCAAAATGCAACTGTGGTTTTATACAGTAAGGCTAATTTGCAGCCCATTGCGATTAGAAAACCAAAAGAAAACGGTGATTATAGTTTTATGGGGTTAACTACAGATATGAAAACATTTGTAGTCGCATTTGATGCAAACAAACAATTCAACGCAGTCATTCAAGATAACGTGGTGCCAAAATGAGTAAAACATCAGTCAAAGCTCGGCTTGCCATGATTCAAGCCTTTGCGGAATTTATGGATAGCGGTAGCCAAAGTGCTACCGTTATTTTTTATGAGGGCGTGCAGCCAGCGGACACATCAGTGGCAGCCGATTCAAACAATGTACTGGTCACACTAACTTTTCCTGAGCCATGCGTTAAAGAAACCACGCCAACTTATGTTGAATTTCATCCGACTAACACAGGCTCGGTTATTAAGTCTGGCACAGCTACATGGGCACGGATTTATAACGGTGCAGGTGAAGTCGCCGCTGATCTAACTGTGGGTACAGATATATCTCTAGCTAATACTAATTTGGCTTTGGGCGGTACACTGTCAACCACATCAATAAAACTTAGACCGTAGGTGATGTATGTCAGGTGTACGCTTAGAGTGGGCGCAATTTGGCGATTTTGATTCATTTGATGTGATACGTTCTGATACGTCACTCGCAAGTGTTGCTGATATTGATTTACCTAGCCCAATCGCAACTAATCTTAAAACCATGTATTACGTGGATACGACTGTAGCTGAGGATAGTACTTATTATTACAAAGTCAGAGCATGGCGTGATGGTGTAAGCATGGTGAGTTCCGAGATCAGATGTATTGCCAACATAGATCAATATATTGAATTCGTGGTATCACGGTCAAATATGATAACTTCTCCGATCACTGATTTGAGGGCACATACGTTCGCTAATGTTGGCGCTGTTTCTGTAATTGATGATACTGATGCTATTGATGGTAAAGCAGTTAGTTTAAATAATAGCTATATATCTACAGCTTATTCGGAAGATTTTAGATTTGATTCAGATTTTACAGTTGAAATTCGTTTTAAGTATAGTAGTCATCAAAATTACAGTGGGATTATATGTTGTGGGCAGTCAATAGGAAATTGGCGCGGTTGGAATATTATTTTTAATAATACATCAAATGTGGTTCTTGTTGAAATTAATAAAGAACTTAGCGTAGTTAGTACAACAGCATTATTAACCAATACTTATTATCACATTGCGTTAAGCCGTAGTGGTACAACATTGCGATTATTTGTCAACGGAATATTGGAAGCAACAGCAACTTACTCTGGTGTAATTGATGCAACAGCAACAAACTCAGCATTGTTAATTGGAGTTGAGCGTGAAGGAAATCTTAAAACAACAGGAATTTTCGACTACTTTAGAATCACAAAAGATTTGTGTAGATATACAAGCAATTTTACACCACCCAGTAAAATATAAGCGGGGTGTGTATGAGTTCAAACATTACAAAACCCAATAATTTAACAGCACAATATCAAGAAAACCCTGAATCAAGCACACTCACACAGCCGTATGACTTACAAGCTGTTTATGATGAAAATGCTGGTGGTGAACAGTACGATTACACGATTGATACTGTTTTGGACACTAGTTTTGGCTTTGAAGTTGTTGCTGTATTTAGTGAAAATACCGATGTTGTCGGGCAAATTGATACTGTCTTAGATACGAGCTTTATTTTTGAAATTGAAGCAGTATTTAGTGAAAACCTATGCACGATTGATACTATTTTAGATACCACATTTCAATTTCAAATTGATGCGGTATTCGATATTAATCATATTGTCGGGGTGTCTTATGCATTTGACGCTACTTATCAAAAAGCTTTATCCGCATTACTTGAAAGTCATGTCAGATATAGCAAGGCAAGATTTAAGGCGCATAACAGCGCCTTTATTTTTGAGCATGGTTTAAGTTTATCCAATGCTGTGACTGATAGCTTTGATAAAACCCAGCAGCTACAGCGTGCAGTCCGTTCTGTCTTTGAAGAAACAACGAATCTTTCGAGTGACTATCAAGTCGTGTGGCAAGAGAACGATAAACGTTTTATTGCTCGCACTTTGGTATTTGAAGAATCTGAAAAGCTATTGATCAACCGCCATGCTAGTTGGCAGGAAATGATTAGAAAGCGAAAAAAAGTTACGTTTAGTCATGAAGTCGCTGAAGTATTTGAAAAACGTTTCATATTCAAGCATGACAAAGGTTTGGAGCTGGTCACAACGGATTCAATCGCGTGGGAAGTGGCAAAAGCAGTCTATTATCGCAAGTCATCTGTCGATCCAATTGAACCACAACCAAAGCCTGAATATGTGGGCAGTACAGACTTAAACTTTGTGTGTCTATGTCACGACATTGATTCGCATAATGTAGTTTTAAATTTTGGTGCTGATGACTGTATTCCGAGTCTAGTACCCGTTGACTGGTGGTATATCGTGAATGATTTAAAAGTAACTCGTTTAGACAACGGGCAAGAAATACAGGTCAACAACGGTGACTATCGTTGTGACCGTAGCTCATGGTGCTGGTCTTACAATCTCACAATTCCATTTTATGAGAAATCAAAGTTAGAGCCGATAGATGGGCAGCCCGTGATTTTAAAGATTATGGTCAATGGCAATGAACACAGAATGTTGCTTGAGAACATTTCACGCTCTAAACAGTTTGCAAAAGATGTTTATAAGTTATCTGGTCGTAGTCCAACCGCTTTACTTGATGCGCCATATTCGCCTACACGTTCTTTTACGCAAGAGAATGAGCGAACGTCAGTACAGTTGGTACAGGCTGAACTTGACCGAGTGAATAGCGATATTGTGTTGAATTGGGAGCTTATTGATGAATTGGGTTGGGTGCTACCTGCTAATAGTTTGAGCTATTCGAATTTAACCCCGATTGCAGCAATCAAGCTTATCGCAGATGCCGCAGGCGGTTTTGTTTATAGCGAACCTGACAGCAATACTTTGACGATTAAACCAAAGTACAAAAAGACATGGTGGGACCCGATTGCAGTTAATGAATATGATCGGGTAATACCTGAATCTGTGGTGACTGATTTATCAACGGATTACACAATGTATCCCGATTATAACGCTGTATTTTTAACGAATGACCGTAACGGCGATACTGGTCAAGTCAAGCGTGTAGGTACTGCGGGTGATGTACTGCAAGAGTCGGTTAATAGTCCTTTACTGACATCAACGTCAGCGATGCATAGCAAAGGTAGAGAAGTCTTAGCCAAAGCTGGCATGGTTGAGACACATAGCTTATTGATGCCAATTACTCAGGAACTTGGTCAATGCGTACCCGCAGAATTAATCGCTTTTAATGGCGATTGGTGGGGCATTACTGATGGTGTAAGCGGATCATTTAGTTATGAAAAGGTGGTTCAAACTGCATCAATAGAGAGGGTAAATCGTGAGTAATGCATTATCGAGGCTTTTGGATTTATTACCCAAAACGCCTGAGTTTATCGCAACAGTGCAGAGTGCAGATCATCCTAACTATAAAGTCTTAGTTGTGGATGGCACAGGGCTTGTGCTGTGTACCAGTTCAACAGTTTTTAATGTGGGAGATCGAGTGTATATAAGTGGAAATGAAATAAAACGAAGTGCGCCCACGGGTGTTGTTTATCAAATCGAAGTTTAATTTTAAAACATAAATCTAGCCGCCTTTTTTGGCGGTTTTTTATTATCTGGAGAAAGTAAAAATGGCAGAGCCTGTAAGTAGCGGTGTAGGGGTTGCAGCGGCAATTAAAGTGTACGGAATGGTAATTTTACTGGGGATTATTACTTTATCAGCTGCACTAGTTTATTTAGTTGTTGTAATGACGCGAATGCCACGTACCCGCAATGAATGGGTGGTGAGTTTAATTACCACAGTTGTTGGAAGTATCGCAGGTGGTGGATTTTTAGTTCAATATTTCGAAATGCATGAATACCTTTTAACTTGGTCTGGTCTTTGTGCAGTTGGGGGTATTTTCTTTGCTGCAGGTCTACCATTTTGGGCAATTATTCGCTGGACTTTCAACTATGTGAATGCACGGGAAAATGCAACGATCATTGAAGTAGCTGAGGAGCTAAAAGACTTCAAAGACAAGTTTTGATAAATCTGTTTAATTTATTGAAGTTTATGATATAAATTCATTTGCCTTGAGTGGTTTTATTTCAATAACTTAAAAAGCTAAACACATGAAAAAAATATTATTAATTTGCCTTGTAACAACAATCTTTGTGGGTTGCCAAAAGCAGCCAGAGCAAGTGCCGGAAACAAATGATTCACTTGAGAAAATATTTGAGAAAGAGGACAAAAAGATCGGTGAGTTCTTAGATATTCTTGATGATCCACATGCTGATAAAGCATTACAACGCAAAGTCCTTTGTTATGACTATCCGAAAATTTATGAGCATGAGTATTTGCCAGCGCTACTAAAGCTTTCTCAGGCTGAACCAAAAGATAAGTTGATGAATGATCTTAAAATCACAACTGACTATTACAGTGAAAAATTAAATATCACTTGTGATTGAGGTAATTAAACGTTGATAAGACCCGCCAAGTGCGGGTTTTTTAATAACCACGAACCGACCCAGTGGTCGGTTTTTTTACGTCTAGAGGAAAGTGAAAATGAAGAAAACAATTAATGAAATTGGCCTTAAACTCATCGCTCAATTTGAGGGTTGCTATCTGCAAGCATATCTATGTCCTGCAAATGTTTGGACCATTGGCATTGGCACCACAATTTATCCGAATGGCATGAAAGTGAAAAAAGGTGATAAGTGTACTTTAGAACAAGCGCACGAATATCTAGCACATGACATGATTGAATTTGAAAAAACGGTTAATGATTCTGTCAAAGTCCCATTATCGCAGAATCAATTTGATGCTTTGGTTTCCCTTACTTACAACATCGGATCTACAGCTTTTAAGAACTCGACATTGCTTAAAAAGCTGAATGCTAAAGACTATGCAGGTGCTGCCGATCAATTTTTACGTTGGAACAAAGGCGGTGGCAAAGTCTTAAAAGGTTTGGTTCGTCGCAGAGAAGCAGAGCGAGCACTCTTTCTAAAGAAGTGACTATTATGTGCAAACGCTCATGCATTGCTTCAATCGTCACAGTGCTGTGCCTCTTATTTTCAGGATGCACAGCTCATTCAATTAAAACCAATGTCTCAATCAGTGTTTGCTTGCAGTGTGTACAACATTAGCAAGCATCACTCCTTCACCTGCTTAAATCCCTTCAACTTTCTTCCCGCCTTCACAAGAAAATAATCAACTTCATGTTGTTGAAGAAATTTAATAGCGCCTTCTTTCTCTGGACTCAACACAAAGTGCTGTGTGTACATGCCGCTTATGTCCGAATAATCTTCATAGCTTTCATATTCGTTCTGAACTATGTGCAGATACTTATTGTCTTTCTTTAAGTAGATGTATCTCATACTACCTTCCAACTATCAACAATATCAGCCCAATCTTGAAGCATTTTCCTGCGACTTTCTAGATATTTTGCATGGTTGTATGTAGCACGGGTTTTATCTGGGTCTTGATGAGCAAGCTGCTTGTTGATCCAATCTGGCTTATATCCTTTCTCATTAAGCAGGGTGGATGCAGTCGCTCTAAAGTCGTGGGTTGTTACTTCTGCTAATCCAACATAAACCAATGCTCTATTAAGTGTGGTTCGCGATAACATTGCGCCATCTTTACTTGGTGAGGCAAAGACATAAGGCTGATCTGGGTTGATTTCATATTGCTCCATGATAAGTTTGTATACTTGATCTGACATAGGAACAACATGCAGATGATTCTTTTTATTACTACGTTCTTGTAAGCGCCTTCTGGATGCTTTAGGGAATGAGATAGTCCTTTCATCAAGGTCTACAAATTCCCATTTCATGCGCCTAATTTCAGAAGCACGTAGCATTGTATATGCCAATGTTAGTACGGCATTTCGTACTGTGCTAGTTCCACCATAATAATCTATGCGTGTTCTAAGTCTTATTTTTTCCTCTTTCTCTAAAGGTCGGGCATGTTCTGTCTCTGGTTGCTCGATAGCATTCCGAACTGCATAGGTAGGGTCATTGTCGGCCCTTAATGTCACGATTGCATAACAGACAACTAAACTAATAAATCTGCGATTCAAGCTTGCAACCGACTCACCAGTTCCACAATGTGAGTACTTTTTAACTCGAGCCATACTACTACGCATAATGTACAAAACATCTGCTGAGGTGACTTCTTTAATTGGCTTATGCCCAATGACCTTGTAAATATCTTTTTTCATATAACGCTTGAACTGATCAATATATTCTTCTGATCGGTACTTCATACCTTCTACAATATATTCCTCAGCTATAGCCTTAAAAGTGTTTTCTGCTGCTGCTAGTTTTTCTACCTTCTTATTCTTTTTATCCAGCGCAGGATTTACACCATCTTTTAGGAGAATCTTATTTTCATCCTTTTTCTTTCGCGCCTCTGCCAAAGAAACCACGGGATATTCACCGAGGCTGATAGTTCCTTCTTTCCCATTTAAAGTGTATTTCAATCGCCATACCTTCTTTCCAGAAGGGCGTACTTCAATGTATAGTCGTTCTGCATCCAGCACTCTATACATTTTCTCAGTAGGTTTGAGCGATTTTATTTTTGTGTCAGAAAGCAT